CGCTACCGCGCCAATCTGATGCCTGGCCCGGTCGGGAAAACCCTCCACTTCACCGCGCCCCCAGCTTTTGCTGCTGCTTCGGTGCCAAAGTCACGTCCCGCGCCCCTTGCGTCGGGCGCCACTTTGGTCCAGAGCACCGACCAGCACGGCCCGGACACGCGCGCGTTGCTCTATCGCGGCCTTAAGCTGCATGGAGTCGGATTCCAAGATGTCACCCCCTCCTACGTCGCCAAAACTATGGCCAACGCTGTACAGGGGCTTGAATCCAGGTCGTTGTCCGCATCCCCGGATTACGACCCGGAACAGTGGTTCCAGATTTACGTCCTGCTTACTGACGAGAAGCGTGGATCTATCTGCAATCGCTTCATCCTTGGTCCGTTACGCAACTTCAACGAAGGGACCTTCGAGGCGTGGGTTACGAGATTCCCCACGAACGTAGAAAAGAAACTCCGTGAGGCGAAGGCCAGTCTGGTTCTTGAGCCACTGGTTAAAGAAGACCTGAAGGTGTCAGGCATCATCAAGATGGAGAAAGCCGGTTGTCTTTCAGTCGCAGGGGAGCCTCCTGAAATTGACACCCGCATGGTAATGAGCTGCACCCCACGCGCAAACGCCTATCTTGGCCCGCGCCTCTGGGCTATGGGCTGCATCTTCAAAAAGCGATTCGGGTACACCACTACCCCCTCGCTTGTCTGGGATTCTGGTTTCTCTGCGGAGGAACTCGGTGCTATGCACGACCACCATGTCGCTGCGTTCTCCGTCCCGGGCCGTCCCTGTCGGATTATCGTCTTCGACAGGAAACGCTTTGAGAAGCATCAACGTAAGCATGCTCAAACCGTCTCCGACCTGGTGATAGGTGGAGCTGGGGCTGACAGGGCCTTCATCGCTGCGAACCACAAGCTGCACGTCCTCGACGGAAAAGTCCAAGGCATGCCAGTCACGTTCAAAACGACTGAACCCACCCAAGTCAGCGGCGGTAATGATACTGCCTGGCGCAACTTTCTGATCAACGCTGTTGCTGTAGTGCACTCGCTGAGAGCTGAACCTGGTGATTCGACCTACTCGGTCATCATCAAGGGAGACGACGGTATGATCTACCTCGCACCTGACTTTGAGATGGAATGGTCGACTTTCGAGTCCCGTTCGCTTGAGCTCGGGTTGCCCGTGACTGGTTTACTCACCACTCACATGCACGAAGTTGAGTTCGCCTCCAACATCCCCTACCCAACCCCCGATGGAACGGTCTTCGGACCCAAAATTGGGCGCACGTTGTTGCGATTCGGTTGGACACTTAGTAATGCCCCGGCTGATGTGTACGGTGCAGCTACTTCGCTCTTAAAGACGACTAACCACATCCCTTTCCTCAGACAGTTCATTGAGGTCCACCGACGCCTCGGGACACCCCAGTCTGAATTGAAGACCTACTTCAAGTACAAGACCCTCGCTGCTGACAGCCATGAGTCTTGCCCGGCGACCTATGCGTTCATCCAGGAGCGCTATGGACTCACGCCAGCACTTGAGAAGTCCTTCGCGGAAATGTGTTCGACGATTACCTCCCTTCCGGCGACCTTACCATGGCAGATGGTGGCTACGCTGGCTGAGATCGACGAGTAGTCGGTCGACACCAATAACAGTGCGGTGTTAAACATCTGTTGAGCCCTTCATACTACCCCATAACGAGAGTCAGTTTTCCTTTGATGGCGCCCAAGTCAAAGAGACAACCGAAGAAGAAGAAGCAAGCCCGGCAAAGACCTAAATCCAAGCCGGCCATCCCGGTGCCACGGACATTGAGTCATGGCATCCCACGTGCTAACCCAGCCGTGAAAATGGGTCACGTCCATTCGACGTGCTCAATCACAGACCCGTTCTGTGTACATGCCAAGGGGGCCTCTCGCCCCGATGGTGGTCCTCCCACCATCCCCTATCAAATTAGGGCTGTGTTGAGCCTCACTGCTGATGGCACAACAGGCACCGCGCGTTACACCTTTGTGCCGAACATTTCGTTTGGTTACATTGCTGCGACAAACGCTGCCGGCACGTTCACGAACGGAGCCACTTGGACGAACCTCGGAGGCAATGCCTTCGTCACGTCCAACGCTAAGGAACTTCGCATCGTATCTTTCGGTGTGATCATTCGATCCGTGATGTCCGCAACGAACGCTAAGGGCCTGGTCATCTTGACCACGGATCCTGCCCCGTTCGTTTCAGCGACTAATCAAGCTGGTAGCATGCAGGGCCAAGAGTCAGTCATCTTGACGCTCGCGGCTGGGATGGAGCACACATGGGTGTCAAAACCCCTGGGTGTTACTGCTCACCAATTGCGGCCCACCTCTGCCTTCACTTCGACCATGTCCGACTTTGATTGGACGTCGCTCGTCGTGGAGGTTTCTGGTGGTGACACGACGTCCGCCACCCCGTACCTCTCCGTTGAGTACGTGATGAACGTCGAGTTTACCGTGCAGTCGTCGCAGTCGTCCAACCTGGCCATGCTTCAAAAGCCGCCGGCTGTGCCGAACCGCGTTGCGACCGCCGCCGCTGAACGTGTTCATGCCAAAACCTCGTCGTTCATCGAGGGAGGCATTGCTAGTGCAGTCAAGACGATGGAGTCCTACGCTAAGTCAGCCTTGGACGACGTCCTCTCAGACGGCATGGCTCTTCTATTCATGTGATCCTAGACGATTTCACATGACTTTCGTTTGCCTGGCCACCTGGATGAGGCCTGAACCAGAAGAGGCGTTTCCACAGCACCAACCTGATTGATTGGTCACTGAACCTGGAACACACACCACGAGGGATATATCGTGAGTGCCGGGTTTACCCGTGAGGGATCC